TTGCTGCCTTCTGCCAGCTCCTCGCCAGCCTGAAGGGCACCCATCGTTGCCCACGAAATGGTCCGACCGTCCCGCAAGGGGATCGTGTCAGGCATTCCGAACATATTGTGCGGGAGGTTTGGGTTCATCTCTTCGATGAAGACCCTGCGGTAGTAGGTCCGCATTTGGCCCGAAAGCTGATTTAGCCCCGAACCGGACGCGAGGGAATGAATAGCCATTAGGCTCTCCTTGTGTTTCGGTCAAGGAGAGCCCCGCAGACTACTTATCCGCGCCGATGCCGCTCCTTTTGTTGAGCGCGCACCTTTTGGAATTCTTCGCTGGTCATCTTGTCGAAGTCGAGGTCGTCAAACTCTTTTTGGGAAGGCGACCGCGAATCGGTTTCGCTGCCTTCCTTCTTTCCAGGCTGCTTTACGGATGCAGACTGAAAGAGCTTGTTTGACGCCTTGGCCTTGACGACATCCGCGATTGAAGAGACCTCATCCCCACGCTTAAACATGGGCTCGCCGTCAATTACCGTGAGGTAAGGGCGAATGGACTCGTCGATCAGGTCAACAGCGCCGGGAACCAGCTTGTCCTGCACCGATTTAAGCGCAGAGGTCATCGCAAGATCCACTTTGCCGCTGTTTAGCTCCTTTCGGATAGCGTCAATCTCTCGCCGAGTCGCATCGTCGGTGGCTTTCACCCCCTTCGGCTTCTCGTTGCCGCCTGCTGGTTTCGGATCGCCATCCCCGGTGGGGCCTGCAATCTTCCTCATCATTTGGCTGCGAAAGTTTCCAAGGCTTTTTGTCTCGGCCTCCATAGATTCCAAGCGGGAATTCATAGCGGTGAGTTGCTCAAGGATTTGGGCTGCTGCTGGGGGCCCACCCGGATCTTGCGGCTCTGCTCCTGCCGCCGGGTTCCCGCCGTCTCCAGCGGGGTCGTCGCCTCCATCACCAGGCCCCCAAGGCAGGGGGATAGCGATTCGCGAGTAGGAGTCGAATAGGTTCGACTGAGTATCTTTTTGCCTTGTCATCATCATAAAGTCAACCTTTTTAAAGAAGTTTTTTCGATTAGTTCTGCTTATCGCCAAACATTGGCGGTTCGTTGGGGTCTTCGTCGTGGTCCTGTGGTTCTGCTTCGTCGATCTCCTTTTTGATCTGTTCGCGGGTTTCAAGTGGCGCATCGGCAACCATCCGAAGCGCGATTTTCTTCTGCATCGTCTTGTCGTAGGTCTCGGAATCGATCATCGTCAACGTGCTTTCGTAGTTGCGCGTCATGCTCTCAAGGTCGGTGGCCTCGAAGGTGTTGACGAAGTTCGCCGTGTTGTAGTCGGGCTCGATCTTGTCGGGGCTTGCAAAGTCCTCAAAGATCGTCGCCACGAGGTCGAGAATTCCCACGGCGGCCTTCTCAAGCTGCTTTGTGTGTCGCGTAATGTGCCGCTCTTCCGTCTGCGTGTGCCGGTGCTTTGCAGCCACGCCACTTTCGCCACGGAATGTTTGCTCATCGCTGGTGAAGGACGGGTTGCTTCCGGTGACGCGGACGCCTTCGCGCAAAAACCGCTCTGACGCTTCGGCTCGCTTGTCCATTGCCGTGCCGTCGAGCGGGACGTATCCCATCGCCTCGTCCGGTTCGAGCCGAAAAGCCATGCCGCCCTTCATGATGTCTTTGAGGTCGCGACTGCTCGTCATTGTCAACAATGGGTGCGCGTGTGTGTCTCGGATCGCTTGGCCCGAGGAGTCCTCGCGGAACTTAGCCAGGTCAGCGCGGCTTGATCCCGAGATAAAGGATTTGCCCAAGAAGTCGCCCTTGCGATTGCCATAGACGGGCTCAATTGGAACGCGCCCAAGGTTGTGTTCGATGACGCCCCCAACCGCCACCAGCTCTTCCTCCTCAATCGAATCATTGACCTCGCGCTCATAAGCCTGCATCGTGTTCTTCTCAAACACACGCCAACGCTCCATCAGCTTCATTTCGCCAAGGGGGCCGCTTGACTCGCGGACATATTTCCGCACCGCAACCCACTCGGGCACCCCGTTCTTGATGCCCCAGGAAACAACCTCGCGAGCGGTGATGGACTCAAGCGCAACGGTGACCTCGCCAGCCTCTTCCTCCTGCGCCTTGGTCAGCTCAGTGCCCTCTGGGACTTCGAGGACTGGCCCTGTCTTGGTCACGAGAACAAAGTCGATGCCCATGACGTTCGCGGCCTCTGATCGCTCCTCCATGTAGTCGCGGAATGATGTGCCGATGCCGTCAACATCGTCCATCCATTCGACAACCTTCGCGCTCTTGGACGTAAACTGCGGCTGACTCGGAGACACGGCGCCCGCCATGCGCTCGATAGCGATCTCGGATGTGCCCAAGAACTCGCTTTGCTTGACTCGATGCTCGTAGAACTCGTCAACCTCAAGCGGATACTTGGTCAACCACTTTTGCTTTGTCTGGACATCCTCCATGCCGCTCATGACATCTTCATAGCGATCCCAAAGCGGCACTTGCTTCATGTAGTTTCGGTGCGGCTCTTCAAATGGCAATTTCTTGGTGTTGCCGATTGCCGCGCTTGCTTTCTCTTGGACTGCGTCCATTGCTAACTCCTTGCAAACCTGTGTTCAGCGTCTTTCATCGCCTGCTTAATGCCGTTGACTCTGGCCCTGACGCTATGCTCATGCACAACGTAGTAGCCAATGGCGTCCGAAATGTGTGTGAGGTGCAGCGTGTCATTGCTCTTGAGCGGTGCGCAGCTTCCGTCCTTCTGTGGTGCGACCTGGTCAAAGTCTTCGATGACGTGGGTGCAGCTTGGATTAACGAACAGTCGCCGCTTCTTCTCTCGCGCCGAGCAAAGCCGGTAGTTCACCGACAAGACGCGGTCGGGAATTGGATACCAGGAAGTCGGCACCATGACCCTCGCATCTGGCAATGCTTCGCGCCAAAGCTCATAGTTGGTTTTGGACGCTGCCGCATTGCGCCCGTGCCCTGCGGGGTCGCCGTAGATGAACACGTTTTGCGCCTGTGGATACTTGCGCATAAATTCGTCGATAACGCCAAACGTGCCCTCGCCCTTGTCGCAGAAGATCTCATCCACAACCAAGGTGCAGCCGCCGCGCTCCTGCATGATCGCCGCAACGCAATGCCCGATGTTGAAGTCGAGCGCAACAATGAGCGGATCACCAGCACGATAACGCGCCTTTTTGGTGACATTCTTAATCGGGTGCCAAGACGAGTAAAGGCGCTTGCCCATCGAAATGAAACCGCCCTCAAGCTCTTGCTCGGCGAACTCCTTTGAGTATGAGTCCTCAAGGTCGCCATAGAAGTTGTCAGGCAAAAACGGATTGTCCCGAGTCGATGCGCGAAAGATTTCGTATTGGTCTTTGTTTTTGCGGTTGGGGCCAAACCTCTTATAGATCCAATTAAAGCCCGCTGGCGTTGTCGTGATGAACACTTGCGGCACTGGCCCAATCTTTCGGCCAACGCGGCTTTGCACAACCTCGAACGCCTTCTCTGGCATGTCTCGTGCTTCATCCAGCCACGCCCACTCAAATGACGTTCCACGCAGCCCGTCGATAGCCGAGCTTTGCAGAGAGCGGCACTGAATGATCGAGCCATTCTCAAGGATGAAGTTGCGGTCGCCAGCTCGCCAAGTGTAGGACACGCCCATCTGTTCAAGCGCAGCCCTTAGCTCGGGAATCACAACGTCCTCAAGCTGTCGATAAGAGTTTGAGCAAGCAAGGCCCTTGGTGCCGGGATGATTGACCGCCTTAGCAACCGCCTTCCTCGCGCCAATCCATGTCTTTCCGTAACCAACGCCAGTCAGCAGACAAATGAACTTGACGACCGAGACGAGGAATCGGTACTGAACATCAAGCAGCGGAACACTCAAGGTTGCCGTATCGCTCATGACGCCGCCGCCTCCTTCTTTTGCTTCTCAGCAATTCGACGGGCTTCGGCGGGGTCATTGATGAACATAACGGCGGTTGCGCCCTGCGGCTTGCCGTCATCGCCAACGGGAACAAATTGCGGGAGGTTGAAAGTCTCGGGCTCGTACTTCTGAAGAAGCCACATGCCGAGTTGAATCTCTTTGCGGTTCTTGCGCCGTATCTTGGTCAGGCTCTTGACTCCCGAGACCTGGCAAACGGCGTATTCTTCATAGTCCTCGACCCAGCCGTTTTTAGCGATCTCAAACAGCGTGGCCTTGAGGTCTGATGTTGCAGACTTGAGCGCGTCTTCCCACTGGGCCGCGAACTCCTTGCAATCAGCACGAAGGTGGTACGGCGCTCCCCGACTAATGCCGACAGCGTCACACGCCTTCGTTACTGAGCGCGTCTCTCTTAATTCAACTAAGAATTTGTCAGCCCACTTGGGCCGTCCTCTTGCTCGCGATTTGGAAGCGGTGGCTTTCTTCCGCGTCGCCTTCTTAGTTGTCTTCTTGGCTTGCGCCTTTTTCGCCACCTTCGGAATTCTCCTGAGAGACTTTGAATCGTTCGATGTCGCCGTGCGCCTCACGCAAAATAGCGACCTGTTCGGACATTGGAATGAATTCGGGGCCTTGAAGCAGCCCTGAATGGTTCACCACGCGCAAAAGCCATTGGACTTGCGACACGAGATTGCGAACAACGGCGGCATAGGCATCATTGCTTTTCGCAGACTGGTTGTATGCCATATCAAGCGTCTCAGGAACTGTCATCGCGCCCGTCTCTTCGTCAGCAAGTCGCCGCAATCGCTGACTATCCTCGATCATCATGCGCAACTGCTTTGCCGGCACTTCTGACTCGTCGCCAATCTCGCCAGAGCGGAAACGTTGCCAGAAGTTGGTGATCAGCTCGACGACTGGGTCGGCTTGTTCGCGAATCCTCTTTTCCTTTGCCGTCTCGTCAATCGCTCGATCGACAACCGCTTGCGCTTCGTCGCGCTCCATACTCATCTCCTTGTGTATTCGTAAAAAGTGAAGTTCTTGCAATCAACCTCTCGCCTTCGCATCCCTGCGATGTGGCCGAGGTTGAACATTGAGCGAATCGGAAACCGACACGGGTTTTCGATATGACTCTTGGGTGTTTCGGTGTCAATGATGATGAGTCGATATGGATACCGTGGGCACATCTTGCACCAGGCGTCGAAGATTTCGTTTTTGTGGTCAATCGTTGCCATCATCAAGCCTCCGAGCGACAACCTCATGCCTCGCACCAGCGATGCCGCCAACGACCGTAAAACTAAGCGCCCCAAGGTGGTCGATTATCATGATGGCATCCCAGTCCGACCAATCAAAAGGGGTGTTTTTCGCACTTGGGTCAAACACCAACAGCCCGTCAAGCATCAACACGGCATGACTGCGTTTCCCGCATGGGCTCAGTAGAATTTCGATATGAGGAATGCGGTGATCGGCAGGCCATCGACATGCGAATCTCTCTTTTAGCCACACGTCAAGCTCGTCTATCCATCTATCCTCGCTGAACGCGGGGGCCTCGGAGAAGTCGAGCCCAAACAGCGAGGCCAAGCAGGCTCGCAGGCAGCCCTTCCCGTCTGGGGCGTGGACGATTCGCGGCAACCACAGTCGGCCATTCACTTTTTTAGCCACCTGGTCGAGCATCTGGTGCAACACCGCGTCATACAAGTAGCTCACGGCCTTGTTCATTCCGCAACAGCCTCCCGCTTCTCGCCAACCTGTTGGGCCAACCCAAGCAACTCGGTCGTCATCTGGTGCGTCCGCTCCTCAAAGTTCGCGTCCTCTTCTCGCAGCTCTGGAAACGCTTGGCGCTCAATCAGCATCGCCAACGCTCTCAACTGCAAGGCCGCAACGTCACGCTTGTTAATGGCCATTTTCGCCGTCTCCATAGAAATGTGTAATTTGTGTAGAACCGAAAAGCCCTAATTGCTCCTCAACCGGCTCGCAACATTCCCAAACGGTGTACTTTTCGCGCTTCTCATTAGTGGCACGAATAAACCCCAGCTTGACCAGCTCGCCACGCCTGGTTGGCGCTGTTGCGTATGCCAAATGCGGGAAGTCTGAGCGCAGTTCTTTGTCAGTGAACGTGCCGCGCTTTCTCGCGGCGGCAAGGACTGCCGCCTGTAATTCGGTGAGCTTCGTTTTGATCTTGTCGTATGCGTCTTTGCTGGTTTTCATCGCATTCGCTTTATCATTTCGTTCCAGAACTTAATCGCCGCGTGTCTGCTGAAAAACTCATCCTCGCCCGATGATGTCTCGCACTCCTGGCACTGAATGTAGTAGTGCGGAGCGGCGTCACCTTCCGACCAAATCTTGAATAGTCGCGGTGGCGTTTCACAGAAATAGCAGTCTTCGATTCTGTCCTTGAACATCGTTCCATTCTAATAAAAGACCGGACACAGCACCCCTTTAAAGTTGGGAGAGGGAGCAAGTTGCTCCACTTGGAGCGTCATGCCCGGCGTAAAAAGTGAGCGCCACAACCCGTCAAAGGAATTGATTAGGGAAGTCGAATCAGGAGTAGTCGTTGCCGTACCCAAGCTGCGGCGCTCGGTTGGTTGTTATTCTTTCGCTTCCCGCTCAACGATCTCATCAGAGTCAAGGACGCGGACGTTTCCGGCCTTGAGCGCCACGAGTCGTTCATCCTTAGTGAGGATGTCGACAGAGACACTCGCCGTCTCGATGTCCTCGTTTGTTAAGTCGTCGTCGCCGTAAATCGTCAGCGCAATAACCTTCTTCTTCATTCACTCTCTCCAATCAAAGCACCACTAAAATTCGGCAGCGCTAATTCGTTAACGCGCCGTTGTCGTTGTTCTTGTATCAAGCGCATTGCGTGTGCGCGTGTTGTTGACCAGTTGTTGCGGTCGGCTTTTAGCTTTGCCCAGCCGCCGAGTGACTCGGCGATGTCTTCCGTAACGTGATGACCAGGGTTCCAATCGCCAGCATGCGCGCTCTTATAGCGGTAGTTTTCGTTATCCCAGACACGAATCGCGTTCTGGTAGTGATCTGGCCAAGCCTCAATCCCAGACGAAAGGTCGGCAAGAATCTCCCCCGCACTCGGCTCCCCCATCATCTGAATCGCCGCCCAGCTCTCCTGCACATGGGCTACGGTTACGTTGCGCTCTTTGTGCGTTCGTATCGTGCGATAAACCGCTTGCTCAAACTGCTTCGCGTTCAAGTCAGGGAAAGCGCATTGCCACATTTTCCGTGTGCGCTCATTCGGCTTGAAGTCGGGGTAATTCAGGTCGAGGACTTCCAGCATGTTTTTGATTTCTTTGGGGGTCATTTCATCGCCTTCATGGTTTCCGCGTGCGCCACCCGAACAATCATCCACCATCGGCCAAGCAGAAAGCAGATCCCATTGGTTGCGAAAAATAATCCGTCACCGTGATCCTTGCCCAGGATCATCGCCAACCCAAACCCCAGCAAGATCATCACGGTTATTTCCGAGACGAACGTGAAGAGAACCTTCATCGCAGTAAGCGTAACTCGACTCACCTATCATCACTCCAAGTATCGCAGCGGTCGCAGAAAGTTGCGGTGACGCCAAATTGTTTCTTTTCCTTGTGCCCGAAGATGCGGCAGATTAGTTTCTTCACCCCTCAGCCCTCCAAAGCAAAAGCGCCTTGCTGATTTGAAGGCAGTTGGCGTAGGTAGCACACTCAAGGTCGTAGGCCGTGAATTCGTCTTTCGCGAGTGCAATATCCAGGTCGATCTCGTGGAATACTCTACAGCGCACAACAAAAACAAGGATGCGAACAAAGTCGTCACGTTCACTTTCCGGCACCAACTCCTGAGCCTCGAAAGCGTGGGCGATGTTTGTTGATGGGGTGAATTCAAAAAAGTGCGTGTAGTGCCGTGAGCCTCGTGGTCGAAGCAATGCAGCCCTGCACGGCTCCCCGCCGTCAAACTTGTGGAGCCCGAAAGAAAGGGCGCCCACGAGTTCATCCAACTCCGGCCCCGCCTCCATCGCCATGATTTGCTCGTGTGTTAGGGTCATTGAACGTCTCCTGGTCCTTCATAGCCAACCGACACAAAGTTATTGCGCTCTCCGTCTGTCAAGCCAATATCCCAAAGCTCTTTTTCAGTCGCGTACACCTGCACACTGGAGCCACACTGTCAGCCGTGCCCCGTGTAGTCTTCGCTCTCTTCTAAAAAGCAGAACGTCTTGAATTGCGTTTCAAAAATAACCATGCGATGGTCGTCGGTAATGTCGTCCATCTCAGCCCACGCCGCGACAACCCGCAAAGGCATAAAGTCGTCGGTGAGGCCAACAAGGCAGCAGTCCACTAAATACTTGATGCGATTCTTCAGGTCATCTACGGTTTCAACTTGACTCCACTTTGGCATCACCCAACCCCTCCCAAAACAAAACCCACACCAACGCCAAAGGTGAACACCAGCCCAACGCCGATAATCACCACCCAAAGAATGACCGCGCCTGTAATGTCGTCGCAGGCATACGCCGTTTGTTTTTGCTCGCTTGGGGTCATTTTGAGTCCTCCTCGATCTCTTCGTACCAGGCCTCGACGTTCTGTGTTTTTTCTTCCCACGCCCACTTGACCAGGTCGTCTAATTGAGAGGCTAAGTCTTCGTCGTCTGCATACTCGACCTCGACTTCCTCTTCTTCCTCCGTACCTACGAAGCCCACATGCGTCTTAATTAAGAATCGTTTTTTCATCGCCGCGCCCTCTTAGTCCGATGCCTGTTGCCGTGGAGTTTCATTTGGAGTCCTCCAATGTCTCAAACTCCAGAACACGCAACTTGGCCTCCCAGTAGCCCCGAATCTCGATGCGGCCATACCCGTCAATTTGTGGTGTCTCCCACCTTAAGTCGGTTGCCTCCACAAGAGCCGACAAGGTCGCATCGGGAACAACCTCAATTGTCATGTCCTCGATCTGATCGCGAACATCGTCAAGCATCCCCTCAAATAACTCTTCACCAAAACCTCGGCAATCCGTCAAAATCATCTCGTCGCCAGATGAAACTTCGCCGTCATAAAGCGGCACATGAAAGAAGATCGCCGGTCGCTTCAACCGCTCAATCTCCGCGTCCTTTTCAATCGCCGCATTTTGCACCTGGAACAAGCACTCTTTCAGCGTCTTGATCTCCGCGTCCTTTTCGGCAATCGTCGAGATTGGGACGGTGACGGTTTCGAGTGTTGGCGGCTTCGTCGCTTTGTCTTGGCAACTGGCGCACCGACCGCCGATTGTCTGAGTTGTCGAGCGACCGCAGACTTCGCAAGCCAGAAAGCCATGTGGCGGCGCAGTTATCGCTGAGTTCAACACCGTACTACAGCAGGAGACACACTTCCCGTTAGTCAGGTAATCGAACGCGCCCTTGCAGGATGAGCATTCGAGCCCCGTTCCGTAGCTGTACAAGACGGGCTTGTCGTTGCTGCAAATCCCCAAATCCTCTTCGCTTTTCATTTCAATCCTCCAATCTCTTCAAAAACTCAAAATGCTTCTCAACCAATTCCAAAATCCGTTCGGGCCTCCTCGCCCTCGCGATGTCCTTCTTAAGCCGCACGAACTTCCTCGCGATGTAGACTTGCCTACAAACCGCGCAAGTCGTGAGTTGGCCGGACAGAACATAGGGGACGCCTTTAGCCATCTGCCTGCCGCAGAGAGCGCGGCTGTGCTTGTCAGATGCGACACGCTTGATGTGGAGGCGCGTTAGTCTTTA